GCCGCACGAGGCTCCAGGGGCGGTGGTGTGGATCGCTCCAGCTCGCGAGGTCTGGTGCACGTGGGGCCGACTGGAGGCGGACCGTGTCGCGCTCGCCGAATCCGCCTGACGCCGCGAAGGCCGCCGCCGACCGGAAGCGGCAGCAGGACATCGCGCGGGGCCGCGCCCGCACCGCGTCGACCGCCGAGGTGGGCGAGATCCCACCGCCGGCCAACCCGGCCCGCCGCGCCGCCTGCGCGGAGAGCTCGTTCGAGTTCGCGCGGACCTACTTCCCCAACTCGACGGGGAAGTTTCCGATGTCAGACGACCACCGCGACATGTTCGCGATCATGCAGGCCGCCACGACCGAAGGCGGCCAGTTCGTCAACGTGTTCCCGCGCGGGTTCGGCAAATCCACGGCGGCCGAAGTGCACTGCCTGTGGGCCGCCTGCTACGGCGTGAGCAAGTTCGTCGCCCTGCTCGCGGCCGACGCCGGACTGGCAAAGGAATCGATCACCAGCATGCAGCGCGAGCTGACGGAGAACGACCTGCTGGCCGAGGACTTCCCCGAGGTGGTGATGCCGTTCCGGCACCTCGAGGGCAAGCCGCAGCGGTGCAACAGCCAGACGCACGGCGGCCGGCTCACGCACGTGGTGTGGCGCCGCGACCAGATCGTGTTCCCGACGATCGAAGGGTCGAAGGCCAGCGGCTCGATCATCAAGGCCCGCGGCATCACCGGCAGTTTGCTCGGGCTGCGGCACAAGACCGCCGACGGTGCCCAGGTGCGTCCCGACCTGGTCGTGGCCGACGACATCGAGACGCGCGAGAGCGCCGCCCAGCCGGCCCAGGTGAAGAAGATCCTCAACATCCTCATCAAGAGCGTGCTCGGGCTGGCGGGGCACGACAAACAACTTGCGTGCGTGGTCAACGGCACGATCCTCGCGGGCGGCTGCGCGACGGAGCAGCTCCTCGACCCGCGGCTCTACCCCGCGTGGCAGGGGAAGCGGGTGAAGATGTTGAAGGCTCCAGCCACGAACCAGGACGAGCTGTGGCTCGGGCGGTATCGCGAGATCCGCAACACGTTCATCCAGGACAACGCCGAGGATCGCAAGCGTGCGATCCGGGAGTCCAACGAGTTCTACCTCGCCAACATGGAGGCGATGAACGCCGGGGCTGTGGTGTCGTGGGATCACTGTTACACGCGTGGCGGCGAGCACAGTGCCATCCAGCACGCCTACAACCTGCTGATCGATCGCGGGCCGGACTATTTCGCCACGGAGTGCCAAAACGAGCCGCTGCGTGACGAGAGCAAGGCCGCGAAGGTCACACCGGCCGAAGTGCGGGAGCACGTGATTCCGCTGCCGGCGTGGAAGATGCCCACCGGAACCACCACGCTCACGGGCTTCATCGACGTGCAGAAGGAAGCGCTGTACTGGCAGGTGGTCGCATGGGGGCAGGGATTGCGCGGGCACATCGTCGGGTACGGGGTCTACCCCGACCAGGGCCGCAGCTACTTCACCCTCCGCGACGTGGGCCGCACGCTCCAGGACGCAGCCGGCGGCGTGAGCCTGGAGGCGGCGATCGCCATGGGTCTGGAGACGGTGGCGCGGATGCTGCTCGAGCGGGAGGTGGCCCACGAGTGGGACGACGCGACAAGCCGGGTGGGGCTGCTGCTCGTCGACAGTAACTGGCAGCAGACGGCGAACATCGTCCGGGAGTTCACGCGGCGCTCGCCCTGGGGCACGCGTGTGATGGCCTCGCAGGGCCGCTACGTCGGCGTGGCCGGGCGGACGCTCACCGACCGCCAGCCTGCCCCGGGCGAGCGCCAGGGGCCCAACTGGCGGACGAACACGATCGAGCACACGCGGCACCTCCAATGGGACACCAACGCCTGGAAGACGCTCGTGGCCACCCGGTTCAAGGTGCCGGCGTCCGATCCCACGGCGATCACGGTGCACGCCGGCAGGCCGCACGACCTGCTGGCCGACCACCTGGCGGCGGAGTTCCCCACGCGGGCCGTGTCGGCCGAGCGCGTGGCCGACCTGTGGACCAACACCCCGGGCCAGGACAACCACTGGTGGGACTGTCTGGTCGGGTCGGCGGTGGCGGCCAGCTATCTCGGGGTCGAGGCGGTCGGCGCCACGATCATGGATCGCCACCGCCCGCGGAAGGTCATTACCCAGGCGGAGCTCGACGCCCGCGCGCGTGAGCTGGCGTTGCTCGCGCGCTGACCGCCGTTGGGTGGCAGGGTGTTCAGGTGAACGGCGGTATACTCCTGGCAGGCCTCGCGCCTCACGGAGCATCGCCATGGCCACCGATCCCGCCACGCTCGCCCAGCAGATCGCCGACGCTGCCGCTGCGCCGAGCCGGACGAAGACCGACGCCATCGAGGTCGAGGCGCAGCCCCTCAAGGACCAGATCGAGGCGGCGAAGTTCGTGGCCGCGGCCGGCGTGGCCGGCAACCCGTTCGGCGCGCTGCGCATGGCCACCACGGTGCCGCTGTCGCCGATGGGTCTGGCGTACGCCCCGGGAGAAACCCCCTGGTGAGCATCGCCTCGCGGATCCTCGACGCGCTGTCCGGCGGCCGGCTGTCGGCCCTGGAACGAACCGTGGCCAGCCAGCGCGACACGCTCGCGCAGCAGCTGCTCGCGCGCTGGGATGCCGCGCAGACGACCGACCTGAACCGCAACCACTGGGGGGCCTCGGCCGACCAGTGGGACGCCAACTCGTCGGCCCGGCCGCAGGTGCGGCGGACCCTCCGCAACCGGGCCCGGGCCGAGGCACAGAACAACGGCTGGCTGGCCGGGATCCAGACGCGGCTGGCCAACGACGTGATCGGGGCGAACGGCCCCCGACTGCTCCTCAACTGCGGCACCGCGGCCGACCAGCGGAAAGTCGGGCTGATCGAGGACCGGCTCTACGACCACATGCAGGCGGTCGACATGCCGGGGAAGCTCCGCACGGCGCGGAAGACCTACGTGGTCGACGGCGACGTGTTCGGGCTGTTCCAGCGAAACGCCGCGCTGCCGGCCGACGGCGTGCAGCTCGACTGGGTGCTCCGCGAGACCGACCAGTTCTCCGAGATCATGCCGCGCGTCGAAGCCGACGTGGTCGACGGCATCCGGTTCGATCGGTTCGGCAACCCCGTCGAATACTGGCTCCTCGACCAGCACCCGGGCTCCTCCTGGAATCTCGGCGGGTCGCTCAAGGGCAAGTGGATCCCGGCCCGGCAGGTGACGCATTGGGCCCACACCACGCGGCCCGGCCTGCAGCGCGGCGTGGGCGAGGTGGCCCCGGTGCTCGAGCTGTTCGCCATCCTGCGGCGGTTCACCATGGCCACGCTGACGGCGGCCGAGGTGGCGGCCAGCCTGGCGGCGATCCTCAAGACGACCATGCCCGCAGGCGGCGTGGGTGCCGAGCAGCCGACGTGGGCCAGCATCCCGATCATGCGCGGGATGGCGATGAGCGCTCCCGACGGGTGGGAGCCGGTCCAGATGAAGGCCGAGCACCCCACCTCGACGTTCAGCGAGTTCGAGCGGCGCATCCTGTCGCAGATCGGCTCGGCGCTCGACATGCCCTACGTGGTGGCGTGCATGGACGCCAGCCAGAGCAACTACTCGTCGATGCGTGGCGACCGACTGGCCTACGACCGCAAGATCCAGAGCAACCGGGCGGCGATCGAGCGGAAGATCCTCGACCCGTTCGTCCGGTTGTGGCTCGACGAGGCGGCGCTGGCTGGGCTGATCCCCTACGGGCTCCCAGTCCGCGACAAGTGGGCCTGGTCGTGGGCGTGGGACGGGTTCAGTCACATCGACCCGCTCAAGGAAGCCACGGCCGAGCAGGTGGCGTTGTCGGGGTCGGCGACGACCCTGTCCGACGTGTGCAGCCGGCGTGGCCGCGACTGGCGCGACGTGCTCACGCAAAAGGCCGCCGAGGCCGAGTTTGCCAAGAGCCTGGGGCTCGACCTCCAGCAGGTGTCGCAGATGGCGGCGGCCGCTGGCGTGGCGCTGATCCAGGCGATCGAGGCCCCCGAGCGTGGAGGTGAGCATGCCTGACGCGAAGACCATCCGGGCGACGGCAGCCGAGCACGGCCTGGCGTTCTCCGCGGCCTGCACGATCCGCGCCGAGGATGCGGCCAGCGGATCGAAGCGCGTGCCGGCGGTCGACATGGTGCTCTATTCCGGCGGGCCGATCCGGCAGTGGTGGTCCGACGTGCCGATGGTCGTGGACCTCAAGGGGTTCGACACCAGCCGGCAGCAGGTGCCGATCAACTACGTGCACAACACGCAGGAGCCGGCCTGCCTGCTCGGGCAAACGACCGCCGTCCGCAACGACGGCAAGGCGATCACGCTCCAGGGCCAGCTGCTCAACGCGGCCAGCCCGATCATGCAGCACGTCGTCGACATGGCCCGGGCTGGTTTCCAGTGGCAGGCCAGCGTCGGCGGCGATGTCGACGAGACCGAATACGTGCCCGAGAAGACCGTCGTGACGGTCAACGGGCGGAAGTTCACCGGCCCGATGCTCGTGATCCGCTCCGGGCGGCTCCGCGAGGCAACGATCTGTCAGCAGGGTGCCGACCCCAACACGTCGGTCGCGATCGCCGCGCAGGCGAATGGAGGTTCCCCGATGCCGAAGCCCCAGGACCCCGCCCCGGGGAACGAGCCGACCAAGCTGGCGGCTGGCTCCCCTGCCCCGATCGCTGCCAGCGCAGCGCCCCCCGCCACCGAGCCGATCGTTTCGGCCAAGGGTGGTGACGGCGCCAGCGGCGGCAACGACCTCGCCAACGAGATCCTCAAGGCCCAGCTCGCCGAGGCCAACGCCCGGCGGGAGGCGGCCCAGCTCGAGCTGGAGCGCGTGAAGGCTCTGGCGGCCCACCGCGAGTCCCTGCCGGCGGCCCCGGCCGGGCACATCGCCGGGCAGTCGATGGCCGCGGCCGGCGTCAAGGCCGCTGGCATGGTGGCCGCGCTGTGCATGGCGGCCGGCATGCCCGACGAGGTGCTGCGTCGGCGGTTCAAGGAAAGCGAGCTGACCGCGGGCGACGACCTCCGCGCCGAGGTGTCGCTGCAGCAGTGCGTGCTGAAGTGCGCTCGCGAGCGTGGCTGGACCGGGCCGGAAAACCGGATCACCGCCGGCAACTGCCGGCAGGTGCTCCAGGCGGCATTCTCCAGCCACGAGATTTCCGTGGCGTTGGGCTCCGCCTACGGCAAGTTTGTGCTCGACAGCTACGAGCTGGTCACCAACTCAGACCCGTGGCGGCTGATCTACACGCCGCGGAACGTGAACGACTTCAAGGCGATCACCGGCGTGCGGACGCTGGGTGACTTCTCATTCAAGCGCGCGACCAACAGCGGCAAGCTGGAGGACGCGGCTCTGAAGGAAGACAGCACAACGCTGAAGGCCGACCTGTGGGGGAGGCTCACGACCTTCACCATGGAGGACATGGTGAACGACGACACCGGTCGCCTCAACGAGCTCGGCACGCAGCTCGGCGACGGCGCCGGCATCGGGTTCCTCGAGGACTTCTACTCGGTGCTCATCGCGGCGATCGGCAACAGCTACTACCTGACGCAGACCCCGGCGGCCGGCAACGCGCTTTCGCTGACCTCGCTCAAGGCCGCCAAGGCCAAGCTGGAGCGGCAGAAGAACAGCGCCGGCAAGCCGATTGTGCTCCAGGGCCGGTTGCTGCTCGTGCCGCCGGAACTGGAGACGACGGCCACGGATTTGATGAAGCCGGGCAACATCCTCATCACCGGCGAATCGAAGACGATCCCCAACTCCAACAGCCTCGCGGGCCGGTACGCGGTGGCGTCGACGCAGTTCCTCACCTCGACGACTGGGTGGGCTCTGGTGGGCGGTCGGCCGACGATGGCTCCGATGCAGGTGGCGTGGCTCGACGGCGTGAGCACGCCGACGATCCAGTCGGTCGACCCCATGTACGACACCCTCGGGTTCGTGATCCGGGGTTGGATGGCCTGGGGCTGCAAGGCCAACGAGAGCCAGTCGCTCGTGTGGAACGAGGTGTCCTGACCGGACGCCAGATGAACGAAGCCCCGGGGCGGCGGCCGGCGTGGTGCGCCGCCCCGGGCATCGGTTCCCCCGCTCATCACTGAAAGGACTGTTCGATGCCCAATCTCGGACTCGGGACCAACGTCACCCCCACGACCGGCGTGGCTCCCGGAAAGATCGTGCCGCTCGGCGGCTCGGTGTTCGGCGTGGCCGATCGTGGCGGTGTCGCCAACTCGCCGATGGCTGTGGACCTCACCCCGGGGCGTGTCCGGCCGGTGCCCAAGCCGACCGGCACGGGGACCAACTACGCCCAGTTTGCGACGGTCTACCTGTTCCCCGCGACGCTCGACGGCCAGGCGGTGACGGGTGTGACCGGAATCAAGCTGGGCATCGTCGCCAGCCAGCCGGCGACGACCGACACCACGGTCGACGTGCTGCTGTTCCCCGGCTGCGGTCTCTGACCCTTCGTGTCGCCCGGGGCGGCCTTCCTCGTGAGGCGCCGCCCCGGGCGGTCCCGTTCCTGCGTGGTGCCGACCCATGAGCGACGTGAGCGCGGTGGGCAATGCGTGGCTGGAGCAGCAGCGCCGCGCGTTCCTCTCGGTCGATGTCGTGGTGGCGGTCCCGGGCACGAACACGACCAGGACGGTGAAGGCCACGGTCACGGCCACCAGGCGGTCGGTGATGGATTCGGCCGGGGCGTTCGTCACCACGCAGACGCGGGCCTTCCTCGTCAGCCGCGACGACCTTCCGGAGGATCCGGTGCGCGGGATGCGCATGACGTTGGTGGAGGGCGGCCGGACGCAGGTCTACGAGGCGGCGGCGCCGTCGCAGGGCGAAACGGTGTGGCAGTGGACTGACCGACTGCAGACGCTTCGGAGGATCCACGCCACACCCGTGGCGGCCTGACCATGCCGTTCTACTCGACCACCTCCGCCGCCTCGGGAAACGCCACGCAGCTGCAGGGCCGCGCGGTGTCGTCGTCGGCACCGGTGGCGGGGCACACGCTCGTCTGGAACGGCAGCGCCTGGACGCCGAGCACGGGCACCCCGGGGCCGGCAGGCCCGGCAGGGCTGGACGGGAACCGGGTGTTCTCGGGCACGGGCACGCCGCCGGGCAACCTCGGCCGCGGCGGCGACTACTTCCTCGACCTGACCAACAACGCCGCACGGCTTTTCGGGCCGCGGACCAACGACGGCTGGGGGTCGCCGATCGCGCTCCAGGGTGGCCAGCAGGGGCCGACCGGCGAGCGCGGCCCCACCGGGCCGACCGGGGTGGGGCCGACCGGTCCGGCGGGTGGGCCGACGGGGGCGACCGGCGCCCGCGGGTACACCGGCGAGCGAGGGCCGACGGGCGAGCGAGGCAACGCCGGCGTGGGGCTGGTGGGCCCGACCGGTCCTGCCGGCGGTCCCACTGGCGAGCGCGGCGCCACCGGGCCCACGGGTGGTTTCGGCGATGCCCAGGGCAAGCGCGTCATCACCGGGGCCTACACCCTCGCGGCGGCCGACGCCGGCCGGATCGTGCTGGCCAGCGGCGCGTCTGGCGTGGCGATCGCCATCACGGTGCCGGCCTACGCCAGCGTGCCGTTCGTCGAGACCACGCATGTCGACCTGGCCCGGCGTGGCGAGGCGACGGTGACGGTCACCGGAGCCACCGGCGTGGCGATCCGCGGAGTCGGCCAGACGCTCCGGGCGGTCAACTCCGCAGCCTCGCTGGTGCGGATCGGCGACGACGAGTGGTTTCTCGCGGGGGACCTGGCATGAGGGGGACCCTCGGATTTCGCGTGCCCTCGGCCACGCCGTCCCCGATGGCGGCGCCGACCATCAACCTCTGCCCGGGGCTGGAGGCTTCCTGGCCGGCCTACACCGGGGCGGCGAGCTACGACCTGCAGTGGGGCACCGGGCCGAGTGCGTCGGCGATCGTGCCGACGACGACGATCACCGGCGCCACCAGCCCGCGGGTGGTGCGATCCCGCGACGACATGACGCCGGCGCTGCTCTACGGCGTGCGGGTCCGCGCGGTGCTCGCCGGCGGCACGGTGACGCCGTGGGGGCCGTGGGCCACGGCGTACCGCGACGAACAGCCGTGGCCGCCCAACGCGGCTCTGACTGCCGGCGTGGCTGCGCTCACGGTCGCCTCGCCGGCCGACGCCAGCGCCGTCCTGTACTCCCTGGCGCAGTACGACGCCGAGGTGCAGTACAGCTACGACGGCTCGACGTGGGCGGCGTTCACCGAGTGGTACGAGACGCCCCTCGGGTCGGCGGTCAGCTATTCGGTGCCCCCGAGCGGGGTCTATTACCGCGCCCGCGTCCGCTACCGCGGGACCAGGTGCTCGAGCTCGTGGGTGGGGTCGTGGGGGGCGTGGAGTGCCGCCGCATTCGTCGGTGCGGCTGGCGGCGGCGCCGGCGGCGAGCTGGGGGGTGAGTGATGCCGTTCTACTCGACCACCTCCGCCGCCTCGGGAAACGCCACGCAGCTGCAGGGCCGCGCAATCTCCGCGACCGGTCCGGCGGTCGGGCACACGCTGGTGTGGGACGGTTCGGCGTGGACCCCGAAGACGGGCACGCCAGGCCCGACGGGTCCGGCCGGCGCCGACGGCCCGCAGTGGTATGCCGGCAGCGGTGCCCCATCCAGTTCGTTCGGGCGCAGCGGCGACTGGTGGCTCGACACCACCAACGGCCGGCTCTACGGCCCGAAGGCCGACGGCTCCTGGGGAACACCGCTCCAGCTCACGAGCGGTCCGCAGGGCCCGACGGGGGCTCCTGGCAGTGCCGGCGCGACGGGCCCGGCCGGGCAGTCGATTACCGGCCCCTCGGGGGCGCGCGGCGCGACGGGTGAGCGGGGCTCGCGGGTGTGGGGCGGATTCGGCGTTCCGCCATTGTCGCTGGGCACGACGGGCGACTGGTACGTCGACCAAACTGCGCTGGCGATCTACGGCCCGCGCGGCGCGACCTGGGGCACGGGCCTGTCGCTCCGCGGCCCGACTGGTCCCGCTGGCTCCGCGGCGGCCATGGGTGCCACGGGTGCCACGGGCCCCCAGGGCATCCAGGGCGTGGCCGGCGTGGCCGGAAGTGCCGGGGCGACCGGGGCAACCGGGCCGACGGGCCCCCAGGGGATCCAGGGCGTGGCCGGCACCGCCGGAAGTGCCGGGGCGACCGGGGCAACCGGGCCGACGGGCCCCCAGGGGATCCAGGGCGTGGCCGGCGTGGCCGGAAGTGCCGGGGCGACCGGGGCAACCGGGCCGACGGGCCCCCAGGGCATCCAAGGCGTGGCCGGCGTAGCCGGAGGTGCCGGGGCGACCGGAGCAACCGGGGCGACGGGCCCCCAGGGAATCCAGGGCGTGGCCGGCGTGGCCGGAAGTGCCGGGGCGACCGGGGCGACAGGAGCGACGGGCCCCGCTGGCACCTCGTACATGATTACCTCTGGGACAGCGGCGCCCAGCGGCGGGTCCGATGGCGACATCTACCTTCAATACACCGCGTGAGGCAAGCATGGAACGGCTGAAAGAGAGGCTGCTCCTTGATGACGTGGACGAGCTGCCTGACTGGGAGGCCGCTGAGAGACTGAACGCCCCGGACCCGTCGTTGCCTGCTGTGGTGACATGGGAGCCGATTCTGCTGAGGATTGGTCGCATCATGGACTGCATCGGCCCGCAAGCGGGGGCCTCGCTGCTCGACACGCTGGCGCAGTTGGCATTG